ACAAATGAACGAACCAACCAACGAATCCCAACCAACACCAAACCAGACACAACCAGCACAAACCAAACAAAACAAGCCAGCGCTCGCCGGCATGTGCCGAGTGTGCGGCGGGGAGTGCCGTATCCAGGCCACGATGTGCGACAAGTGCGAGACCGCTTTGAGGGGATGGATCCACGACTATCCGTCATGGATCCAAGCCCTGCGCGAGTTCCTGGATTCGACGGCGCATTACGGAGGCCACCAGCCTGGACGTGTCAACCTGCAGTCCGCGCCCACGCCGATCAGACTCTCGGTCGTTGACCATCTGCAGGAGATCGAGGATGCGGTGACGGCGTTGTGGTGTCGATTGTATGCGCCGCCGGCCATGCCATGGGCCACAAGCATCGCGGTCCCGTCCATCGTCGACATGCTCAAGGCATGCTGGTCATGCCAGCGGTTGAACCGACTGCCGGACATCGGTTTGATCTGGCATGACTGGGAGCGGTTGGTGCGCAAGACGCTGGCCATCATCGACGTGCCACCATCCAGGCACGGCATCGGCAGGTGCCTGAATCCTCTGTGTGGAGTGGAGCTGAGTGCGGAGGTCGGCGCGGTGAGCGTTGATTGTCCGGTGTGCGGCAACGCTTATCGCGTGGTCGATGTGCGATTGGGTTTCCTGCGGGAGTGCATCGAATCGGGCAGGGCGTTCACGGCGGGGGAGTGTGCGGAACTGCTGCGCGAATGCGGATTCCAGTGCAACGCGAACACGATTCGCTCATGGCGCAAGCGCGGCAGGCTCCAACCGGTTGGTGAAAACGTGAAGGGGCAGCCGTTGTACAGGCTTTCCGACGTGCATGGACAGGTCATGCGACGCGACTCGATTTGACAAAATCGAAAGTGCAACGCAAAATTGTCAGTGGATTAGAGGGTCTGAATCATGCCAGTGAATCACGTTCAGGCCCTCGATTCATATCCGGGATGGTTGGCGGAGCAGCCGAACGCACCCGCTCGCTAAGCGGGAGACCCTGACGGGTCCGCAGGTGCGAATCCTGCACCATCCGCTCCATGGCGCTCCGGGTAATCCCCAGCACCCGAAGCGCCATGATCCCCCAAACGCGTGTAGAATCTGTGGTAACAACCGCAAACTACACCGATGTCGTTCAAGCTGGGGAGCGAGAATATGGCGCAAAAGGTAGCGTTTCGTCTTTTTCGAGTGGATACGTTTCTGGGGCGTGGTCGTAAACCGATCGGGGCGGACCATTCTTTTGGAGGAGCGGAGCTTATTGATTTCGTCGAAGAAGTGCTGGTTGAGTTGCAAAATCAGACGATGATTGGGAAACCTGCATCGCTTCTTCATCCTAAAGATTTTGAGCGTCGTAATCCCAAAGGCGGTGACCCGTATATCACGGTTCTTCGATATAGGCGAAGAGATCGCGTCATTGAAGCCGTTGTCTCGAGCGGACATTACGGTGACAGGGATTATCTGGTTTCTTCCGATGGAAAGTCGGAATCCATCGGCGATCGCGCGACGGGGAATGAATTCGTTGTTCGTCTGGCTTTCCCTGAAGAATCATCAACTTTCTACATGGTCTCGCAGATTCGTGGTCGTTCGGAAGCCGGGACAAGATTGTTGGACAACATCGCATATGCATACCACTTAAAAATAAGTATCGTTGACGGAGAGGGTGTTATCGAAAAGGATGCATGGTACCGCTTCAGGAGCAAACCGATGATAGATGCTGAGCGGTTCTCTGCCGTCACCGACGAGACGAACGTCGAATCTCTCACGTTGAAGTCAAAAGGGGTCGCGAATGGACGACGTATAGGCGAAGACATCACAGTGACAGCCAGGCTATCCAAGAAGGGGCTGAAAGATGCCGCTATGAAAATCCTTCGACAATGGATTGACAATTTCTCCCATAACCATGACATGCACAACAAGGACGGGGGAAAGGCAGTGGCTGCGATCTTCCCCGAGGGATACATCAAAGATAATGGCGAATGGGATGACGGGCAGATCACGTTTTCCGAGAACAACAGTTCTGTAACGGTCTCGGCAGAGACGGTGGGAAGGCTGTTTACGTATACGCTCCCGGAAGGAAGCTCGTTGCAGGACCTGTGGAACGAAGCCGATCACAGATTGAAGATTCTGTCACAAGCCGAACGGATCAACATCCCCCATGTCAGTTTGGTGTAAAATGATGGTTCCGCTTAACCGGAAGGGGGCAAGCATATGCACGCAGCAGCATCCCCTTATGCGATTTATCTAGGGCAATGGAAGGCTCTAAAGGCATACACCGCAGATGATGACACCCCGGGGAAGATCTCAATAGTCGGTGCCTTTATGGTGTATGCGCTTCCATGCTGCACCGTCATAGCCACCTTCATGTTCGGTCTGAACATCGATTCTTCCGACACTTTGCTGTCTATGCTCGGAATTCTTGCCGGCGCACTCATCGCGGCATTCGGCCAACTGGCCGCGTGGAGGGAATCGATCTGCAAGGAGAACCCCAAGGACGATGACGCACACCGACCGGAACGATGGCTGCTCGACTCATCCGCGTCGCACATCCTCGCCGGCGCCTATAGCGCGATATTTGCCGTCATACTGACCATTGTCGGAATGATCGTAACGCTGCCTGATACGCCAGCGATACCTGAATGGTCGCACCATGTATGCACCGCGCTTATCCTGCTATTCAGCAGCCATGTGGCCACGAGCGTATTGGTTTCGCTACCGGCCCTGTACTCGGCATATGTACAGGTGAACGAAGTGCCACCCGCCTTAAACGGGAACGACTCTACACGCTGAAAGCCTAACTTAAGCCCCGTCATTGTGCGGGGCTTTCGCATACCAGAGGGAGGTGCATGATGCCGCCCACCATCACGCTGAGAATCACGGACAACGCGGACAGGCAGCTCGCCACGATGAGCGTGCCCGTCCCGCTGTCAGGTGAGCCGGGCGAGTGCGCCATGTTCGATGCCGAGAAGTTCGAACGGCTTCTCGACCGGGCGGCGATCGCGTTCCGCAAGGTGTTCGACGATGGCGTCAAGGAGTAACCCGCGCCGGAGCAACGGGCATCGCAGGGACATGCTGCGCAGGCGCGTGCTCGCCGCCTACGACACGTGCGCCATCTGCGGACGGCCCGTCGACAAGACGTTGAAGTCGCCGCATCCCATGAGCGCCGAAGTAGACGAACTCATACCAGTCTCACGCGGCGGTGATCCATACAGCTTCGCGAACTGCAGGCTCACGCACCGCATCTGCAACAGGTTCAAGAGCGACAAGACAGACGAACATGCACGAGCGCTGCTGGCCGGCAAGCAGACCATCAAACCAAGTTCGATGCCGTTCAGAACGTTCGGCATCTGACCCGATACCAGGGCGGGGACCCCGGGTGTGCCACCCTGCGGCAACCTCGGGTGCAGTGCCGATATCCCTCCCGGAATGCAAACGTCGGAAACAGGGGAAACAACGAAAGGTCGGAAAGCGAGGGAAGTGCCGATGAAGTGCGAACTCTGCGGCAAGGAATTCCAACCGTCCGGCCACGGGCGGCCGCAACGCTACTGCTCCAAATCCTGCCGCCAGAAAGCCGCCTATCGTCGGGAAAAGAACCGGGCTACGCAAACGGAAGCGGATAGGCCCGTATCCAAGCCGACGAAAACGAAACGGAAGCCTGAACCGGAACTCGACAAACAGAACTTCGAACGGATGATGGACGGCTCCCACGAGGACACGCTTCGCGAAATCGTCGGCAGACTGCGCGAGGCTCTGCATGACCCGTCCACGCCGGCCAACGCGTTGCCGTCGATCAGCAGCAAGCTCGCCGAATTCGACGAACGGATGCGCATGGCCGAGGATTCCGGCAGCCTGTTCGATGTGAATGATGACGTGACGGAGGTGGCGGAGGATGTCGGAGCGTCGATTGTCTGAGATCGCCCAACGGCTCGTGAAGCCGGAAGACGTCACGTCAAGCGATTTCAAACTGATCAACAATGCGGCGGTCAAGGCCGGAATCCACTACGACCTCTGGCAGAAAGGTTTCCTATACCTCCTGTTCGCTAAACGCGCCGACGGCAAGTACGCATGCGGATCCGGAGGGGCGGTCCTGTCCAGCTGCAGGCAGATCGGCAAGACGTTCACGGTCGGCACGGCGATATTCATCCTGTGCGCCGGACGTGCCGGAACACTGGTCATCTGGACCGCGCACCACACGCGCACCTCCGACGAGACGTTCGCCGACATGTGCGACTTGACGCATAATCCGAAACTGTCCAGGTACGTGCGGAACGTGCGTCGAGCGAACGGCCAGCAGGAGATCCGTTTCACCAATGGGAGCCGCATCATGTTCGGCGCGCGTGAGAACGGTTTCGGTCGTGGCTTGCATTCGGCGGACATCGAGGTGTTCGACGAGGCTCAGATACTCACCATCAAGGCGTTGGACAATCTGATTCCGATCGTGAACACGAGCCCGAACCCGTTGATCGTGTTCATGGGCAACCCGCCGAAGCCGGGAGACCAGTGCGAGGCGTTCGAGGAGAAACGTTCGACCGCGTTGGCGGGCAATTCGGACGACATGCTCTACGTGGAGCTCGGGGCGGACCGCGACTGCGATCTGGACGACCGGACCGCGTGGGCGAAAGCGAACCCGTCTTATCCTCGCCGCACCAGCGAACAGGCGATATTGCGCATGCGCAATCTCCTCGCCGAGGATTCGTTCCGCCGTGAGGCACTCGGCATCTGGGACGAGACCGCCACCGCGTACGCCATCAGCCCCGACCTGTGGAAGGCCGCCGAAACCGACGACGTGCCCGACGGCGGCACGGTGAGCTTCGGCATCGACATGCCGCCCGACAGGAGCGTGCTGACCATCGGCGCCGCATTGCGGTACGAGGACGGGTCGGCCGTCATCCAGATGGCGAACATCAAGGACGCGCGGCAGGCTGGCACCATGTGGGCCGTGGACTGGCTCGCCGAACGTTGGCCGAAGACCGCCAGCGTGGTCATCGACGCGCAGTCCCCGGCAATGAGCCTGCTGCCCGAACTGAAGGCCGCGCACGTGAAGGTCACCGTGACGAACATGCAGGAGATGGGCCGCGCATGCGGCCGATTCCTCGACATGCTCAAAGCCGGAACGCTCAAGCACCCGCCGGACGAATACCAGCCGCAGCTGGCCGCAGCCGTCAAGGGCGCGACCACGCGTCCATTGGGACAGTCCGGCGCGATCGCATGGAACAAGCTCGGCTCGGATATCGACATAACGCCGCTCGTATCAACCACGATCGCCCTGTACGGGGCGTGCACGACAAAACGACATCCCGGAAGACGACAGACCATCGGAGGAATCTAAATGGGCGACATCCAGATGACAAACGTTCCGGATAGCTGGCGGCCGTCCGGAGGATCGGTGGCGCTGACGAAACTGGTTGTGCCCACCAGCATCGACGGGCTTACAAACCAAGAGAACGAACTGCTTGCAGAGCTCGCCGAAGTGTGGACACGTCATGCGAGCCGCAATCGGAAACTCACCGCATACTACGAATCGAAAGAGCCGCTGGTCGACTTCGGTCTCACGGTTCCACAGTCCATCAAGGACCACTACACGCCATTGGGATGGGCACGCAAGGCGGTGGACATGCTCGCCGAGCTTTGCGTATTCGAGGGATTCGTCTCGCCTGGTGTCGATGATCCGTTCCAACTACAGGACTTCATGAGCAGAATCGGCTTCACCAGCGTCCTTCAGCAGGCCATACAGACGGCACTCATTCACGGCTGCTCGTTCCTCAGCGTCATCCAAGACGCGGAGAACAGGCCTCTCATCCGCACCCACACCGCGGAAAGCTCGGCAGCGATCTGGGACTACCCGAACCGACGCGTCAAGGCATGCATGGCCATAACCGACGTGAACAACGACAACGAGGCCATCGGACTCGTGCTCTACATGCCGACGCGCAACATCAGCGTGTCCCGCAGTCTCGGCACATGGTACGTGCAAGGATCGCAACCCACCGTGAACGGCGAATGCAGCGTGTTCCGCCTCGCCTACAAAGCCACCGAAGTCAAACCATTCGGACGTTCCCGCATCAGCCATGACGCGATGAACATCATCGACGGCGCGAACCGCACCATCGTGCGCGCCGAGGCGAACGCCGAATTCTACGCATTCCCGAAAATCCTGCTCATGGGCACCAGCGACGAGCTCGCGTCCTTGAGCGCGGACGCCGCGCTCAAACTCTACATGGGCCGCTACAACATGATCAGCAAGGACGCGGACGGTGATTCGCCGACAGTGACCCAACTGGCCGCATCCAGCATGGATCCGCACCTGACGATGCTGAAAAGCTGGGCCGCCATGTTCGCCAGCGCGATGAACATTCCCGCCAGTTCGCTCGGCATCGTATCGGACGCGAATCCGACGTCAGCGGACGCGACCGAGGCGCAACGCGAGGACCTGATTATCGAGGCGCGCCACTGCGACCGCGATTTCGGCGAATCGATCCTGCAGGCGGCACGCCTCGTGGCGCGCATACAGGATCCATCGGTGTCAGACGATGATCTGATGAAACTGCAGGTCGACTGGAAGAACCCCAACACTCCGTCAAGCTCCATGAGCGCCGACGCGTTCAGCAAACTCGCCGGCAGCATCGACTCGTTCGCCAACAGCGAGGTCGGCATGACCCGCGCCGGATTGAGCAGAAGCGAGATCGTCCGCTTGAAGGCCGACCAGCGCAAGGCTCAAGCCGGACAGGTCCTCGACCAGATTCGCGGCATGCGCCAACAGACGGAGCAGACGCAGGACGACGGGGAACGCCAGACCGACGCTTCCACGCAATCAACTGTTGCGGGGGGGGGCTGAAGGACAGCTTCGACGCACTGGGAGTAGCGATCAGAGCCGGGGTGACACCGGAATCCGCGGCATCGATGCTTGGACTGAAAGGCATTGAATTCACCGGCATGACGCCGGTCAGCCTCAAACTACCGGAAGGCGGCGGAAATGAGCCTGAACAGTCTGAACCTGCCTCCGGAACAACACAGAAGGCTTGAACTCGACCTCAATGATTTGTACGAGGATTACACGGACACCATGAGCCGCTTGCAGAAGGAGGCAGGCAACAGCGTTTCAGGACTTGTCTGGGACGGTGAAAGCCAGGAACTCATCAAAGCGGAGATCAACCGGTATGCCGACGCCGCCAGCAGGCTCGCATCCGACTACTACAGCCATGTGCGCGACCTATGGGCGCAATACGGCGGAATCGATATGCCGGAATACGATCCGCCGACCATCACCGCCGACCGTGCGGTTTGGCAGATGGAAGGTGGTTTCAACAACACCGACTTCATGGGATTGCATTACAAGGACGTCATTCCAGATGAGAACGGCGTCGTGCACAATAACGCCGGAAGAACCATCGACGACCTGTGGCCAACGTTCGCTGACGAGGAGCAGGCGCTGGAATACGTGCAGAATCTGGTTCAGACGGTCGGCCGGATGACCATGCAGAGGGCTGTGGCCAACGATCCCACCAAGCCTCGCTGGGCGCGTGTGCCGCGAGGGGCTAAGACATGCGCGTTCTGCCTTATGCTCGCCTCGCGTGGCTTCGCCTACCTGAGCGAGGACACCGCCGGACGGCAGATGCAATACCATACGGACTGCGACTGCGACATCGTGCCAAGCTGGGGCAGCAGCAAACTCAAAGGATACGATCCGGACAAGTATCGTGAAATGTACCAGGCAGCCAAGGCTGCGGCCGGCGATGACGGCGACTGGCGTGACACGCTAGCCCAATTGAGACGCATCTATCACGATGAGGTCAATGATGGTGTGACTGCCCAACCGACGATTCGATGGAGCGGCAAATCGATTCCGATCAATGCTTCCGAACTATCGAGATTGTCGGATTATAGCGTCAGGATGCCTGGAGATAGATTCTCCAACGACGAGAAGATCGCGGCTTTGATGGATTGGACCGGAGACAGCTACAAAAGTATCAACGGCTACCTGTTCGGCGGACGAAACCCGTCGAAAGACGTCATCCATCAGGTCGAATGCATCGACGAAGCGATATCCGACCATATCACCCGAGAACGTTTCACGGTCGACAGGCAGATGCGGTTGTCGACGTTCCACGTCAACGACATGGAGTCGCTTTTCGATTTGAATACCGGTCGCACCTTCGAACACATCGGCTACATGGCCACCAGCATCAAGGAGGGAGGCATTGACGTTGATGGGGAAGACCGCATCGCCACAAGAATCCTGGTACCGCCGGGAAGCGCCGGCGTGTATGTGGAGCCGATCACTCAGCATCCGGGAGAATACGAAATTCTTCTGCCGAGAGGAAGGGCTCTTCGTTTCGAAGGGCTTGGAGCATCCGACGGCAGACCGATCGTTTATCTGAGACTGCTATGATTAAGCCTATGGATCGTTCCGACCGTTTCACGTTTATGCCCGGTGATTTGAAGGAAGTCACCGATGAGCGCCATCTTGCGGAAATCAAACGCAAGTATGGCGATATCTCCATGCCACAGGACGAATATGAATGGGTCAGGAACGAAGGAAAGAAGCGCTGGTCCGTCGGCGACTATGTGTCGACCGACGAGCTGCGGTCCGAATACGCGCGAAGAAAAGCGCTGGGAAATCTCTGAATCCCAGAAAGCCATCACGTCGAAACGTGATGGCTTTTCTTTTACCTTTCACACCCCAGCGATGGGGCGGGGCGCAGCCATGCGCGAAACCAACAAGAATGGCCGTCAACTCGCCGGCGTCAGGCGTGGAAACCAAGAACAAGCAAAGGAGCCACCAACCATGGCAGAAGAAAACCAGACCGGCGCGGACGGCCAACAGGAGCCGGAACAGCACTCTCCGGCCCCAAAGGACGTGAACAACGCGAAGCTGAGGACCTTCACCCAGGAGGAAGTCGACCGCATAATCAACGAGCGTCTCGGCAGGGAACGCGGCAGGAAAAGCGACTACGAGGAGCTCAAGGAGAAGGCCGGACAGACTGCCGACCTCGAATCGAAACTCTCCAAGGCGCTCGAGGAGAACGAGAAGCTCAAAAGCGAAGCCAAACAGGCCGAACACGAGAAGGAGCTCTCCACGATACGCGCCAACGTCGCGGCCAAACACGGCATCACCGACCCGAGCGTCCTCGCGGGCGACGACGAGAAGCAGATTGGCGAATACGCCGAGAAACTCATGAAGGTGTTCGCCGACATGCGTTCCCGCGGCACGGTTGCGGACCAGAGCGCCCGCACCGGACAGGCCAAGGCTAAACATTCCAGCCGCGAGGACTTCGTCAACGCCATGAGCAACACGCTCCTGTGAGCCAACCAGCAAAACAACATTCATTTGAAAGGACAAACCATGACAGATCCGTCCATGACCCGAAAAAGCAACGGTCTAGACCTCACCCCTGAAACCCAGGCGGAGATCTTGCAGACCGCAAAATACAAGAGCGCGTTCATGCAGCTCGTGCCGGAGATGAAACTGCCCGGCAACGGTGCTCGCGTGCCGATCATCATCGGCGACCCGGAGGCCGCATGGGTCAATGAGGGTGCGGAGAAGCCGAAGAGCGGCGTCACCTTCGGCAAGAAGGACATGCTGCCGTACACCATCGCGGTCATCATGCCGTTCTCCAACCAGTTCCGCCGAGACTTCGGCGCTCTCTACGACCAAGTGGTCGCGAAGGGTCCGGGAGCCATCGCCCGCACGTTTGACAAGACCATCATGGGTCTCGTCGACGCTCCGGGTGCGGACTTCGACACCCTGAAGAGCGCGCAGACCGTCAGCATCGGCAAGGACGTGTGGAAGAACCTGAACAAAGCCGACGACCTCGTGTCCGAAGCGGATGGAACCGTGGACGGTTGGGCGTTGAGCACCCAGGGTCGCAGTGTGCTCCGGCAGGCGACCGACAACAACGGACGCCCCCTGTTCCTCAACGGCACCGCCGCCTCCGACGTGAGCACCGTGCTCGGCAACCGCACCTACATCAGCAAGGGCGTTCACGTGCCCGCCGTATCCGAGACACCGGGACCGGCCAAGGCAGAGATCCTCGGCGTGTGCGGCGAATTCTCCTCCGCCGCATGGGGTTCCGTCGAAGGAATGCAGACCAGCATCTCCGACCAGGCGTCCATCACCATCGACGGCAAGCAGGTCAACCTGTGGGAGCACAACATGTTCGCCGTGCGAATCGAAATCGAGGTCGGCTTCCGTATCCGCGACATCAACCGCTTCGTCCTGCTCACCGCCTGACGGAGTCCGACATGACGGACGAACCAGACGTGTTCGCCACCTCCGTCGATCTCGAACAGAGGTGGCACAAACTCACCGACGATGAACGTGAGAAGGCCGACACGCATCTCGCGGACGTGACCGACTACATCAAGGAACGCTCCCCGAACTGGCAGCGGCTCCTCGACGAACGGCCGCGACTGTTGACGAAGATCACCTGCGACATCGTCCGCAGGATCATGCAGGCCGACCCGTACGACATTCCCGGCGGCATCACGCAGATGAACCAGACCACCGGCAGCTTCAGCGAACAATACAGTTTCGGAGCGCCCACCGGCGATCTCTGGCTGCGCGACGACGAGAAACGCATCCTTGGCATCAACGCTCAGCGCGCGTTCAGCGTCGACATGGCAACGGGGGAGACGTCCTAGTGGAAACCATCGAAGTGTGGCGCGGCCAGTCCACCACCGACACGGACGGCAACCCCATCCAGGGCAAACCCGTCCGCGTCGGCACGTTCCAGGCGATGGTCGCGCCAACCTCTACCACCGACCAGACCGAGGAGAACGCCAGCCCGCAGACCATCGAATACACGATCCACATCCGCGGTAGCCAGCCGACAGGCATCCAAGCCACCGACCTGATCAAAGTCAGAGGCATCCTCCTGCCCGTCAAAGGAAAGCCGCAAGTGTGGAACAACCTCCACGGACGCCACATCGGCGACGTCATCACCGTGGGCGAACGGGAAGGATAACCCATGGCCAAACGATGCAGATTCGTGTTCAACCGAAAGGCATTCAGCCAGCAGGTGCTGAAGAACGAGACCCTGCGGGGCCGCATGCGCGACGCCGCCAACGAGGCCGTCACCGACAGCCGGTGCATGGTTCGCGACCATAACGGCGCGAACCGAAACGGCGTGGCCATCCTCTGCCCCGCACCCGTGGAGAAGGCGCACGGCACATTGGAGGACACGCTCGGAAGGATGCGCGTATGAGCATCCCCATCACCCCACGGCGCACGGAGCCGCTGCTCCTGCCCAGGCTGCGGGAGCTGTTCCCGGACGTGACGTTCGACACGATCGAACGCAACGACCTCGAACCTCCCTTCACCGAAGCCACATTGGCCGACTCCATGCAAGGCATGAGCACTCCCATCTCCCAGGCCGTGCGACTGCGGCTGAGCGTGCGCTGCATGAGAGAGGACCATACGGGCGACTGGGACAAGGCCGCCCGCCTGTGGGCGGCAATCGCGAGGGAGATCATCAGGCTCGGAACCGTCGCGCCGCTCATCAGCGCGTCACTGGAATCCGGGCCGGTACGCATGACCGACGAGGACAAGAGACTGGTGAGCGCGTACGGCGTGCTCCTGCTCGAGGTATCCGTCGCCTGAACTGAAAACACAAGAAAAGACAAGCAAAGACGTGCCGCCACACGCAGAACGGAAGCGAGGTGCAGACAGGAATGTCTGACAGCAACGAAGAACCCATCGCCGTCGAACAGACGGCATCCGAAACCAGCCTGCAGGACGGGCTCGGATCGACCGACTATGGGTACGTGTCCAACGGCAATACCGCCGGCAACGTGCGTCTGATCAAGAACTACGCGCTGTTCCTGTTCCCCAAGGGCGACAGCACTTTCGTCGCGCCGACCGGCGTGAACTGGACGCCGCCGTCCAACAAGAAGCCGATCGGATACAGCACCGAGGACGGCGCCGTCCTGCATCCGGAGCCGGGCGACAGCACCGACTACAAGGCGCACAACGGCGACATCGTCCTGTCTGACACGGACCCGGGCTACTGGACGCTCCAGCTCGCCGCGATGGAAGGCCGCAAGGACGTGGTATCCGCCTACTTCGACGTGGACGTGGAATCCGACGGCGGCATCAGCATCAAGGGCGCCGGCCTGAAGAAGGAATGGATCCTCGTCCTGGTCGCGCTCGACCAGCAGGACCGCCCCTTCCTCCTGTACGGCACCAACGCGAAGGTGTCCGACCGCGACGACGTGAGCCTGAAATCCAGCGAGATCATGAACTTCAGCATGACGTTCAAGATGCTCAAGGGCACTAACGGCGAACAGTTCCACGCATGGGGCCTCGTCACCGAAGACGCCAAGTAGCCCATTGATTCTTCCCGTGCGGCCGATGGCGGTCGGCCGCACGGGACCATTACCCATAACCGCCGATAACCATGAAACGGAGACGAAATGAGCGACAACACCTACCATGTCGTGGACGTGGACCTTACCGACGCGGAGGAGCTCAAGCCCGACGTGCACCTCGAGGTCGCCGGAGCGAAACTCGACCTGCCGAACCTCAACAACGCGGAACTGCCCATCGAACTCGTGCAGGCCATCCTCCTGGTCAAGAGCAGGCCGACGCTCTCCGACGAGGAGACCAGCGCGTGCATGGCCGCGTTCCTCGCATACTTCGAGAACGCGCAGCCGAACTTCTGGACCGCGCTACGTAAGACCAAACGCCCGATGGCCTACCTCATCGCCACGGTGAAGGCGTGGGCCGACGAATCCGGACTGGACCCAAAAGCGTTTACCTCGCCCACCTCTGGAACAACCACCGCGCGGCGCTAGCCTACGACTGGATCCGAGCGTACGGGCAGATCTACAGACCCGTACGCTTCCAGGAATGGATTGAGGGAGCCCGCCCGCGAACCGACTGGGGACTCGCCTGGGCATTGACCCGCGAGATTCTCAAAGACCACACGAGCCACTCGTGGATGGCGTTGCAGAACGCCGTCTACGTGCCAGACGGAGCCGAACAGGCCGCATGGCTGACCGCGCCGGAACGGAAGAAGCGCCCATGGTTCGACCACGGGCACGATCCCCTCCGCCAGCCGGCACCGACGCACAGCCTCACCCGTCGGCAGCGCGAGGACAGGGAACGGCTCAAAGCCTACTTCCACATCAACGACGACCTCTGATCCCGACCGCCATCGGAATCCCGACACACAGTAAGGAGCACGATGGCAGCACAGGACATCGGCGTCGTATACGTCCACGTCGAACCATCCGGCAAAGGATTCGGCAAAAGCATCGAAGGCGACATCGGCGACGCCGTCAGCAAAGCCTCCAGGAAAGGCTCCAACACCCTCATCTCGAAGATCGGCGGCGCGTTCGGCAAGATCGGCAAGGTCGGCACAGGCGCGATCGCCACCATCGCAGGCGGCATCACCGCCCTCGCGGCCAAGGGCGGCTTCACGCGCGCCCTCAACATCGAGAACGCGCAGGCCAAGCTCAAAGGCCTCGGCCACGACAGCGCCAGCGTCACCGAGATCATGAACGACGCGCTCGCCTCCGTCAAGGGCACCGCGTTCGGACTGGGCGACGCCGCGACCGTGGCGGCCAGCCTCTCGGCCTCCGGCGTCAAGGAGGGCGGCGAGCTCACCAAGGTCCTCAAGACCGTGGCCGACACCGCGCAGATCAGCGGCCGTAGCCTGACCGACATCGGCACGATCTTCGGATCGGTCGCCGCCCGAGGAAAACTCCAGGGCGACGACATGCTCCAGCTCATGTCGAGCGGCATCCCCGTCCTCCAGATGCTCGGCAAGCACCTGAACAAGACCAGCGCCGAAGTGTCCGACATGGTCTCGGACGGCAAGATCGACTTCCAGACCTTCGCCGACGCCATGCAGGAGGGCCTGGGCGGCGCCGCACAAAGCGCCGGCACCACGTTCACCGGCGCGCTGGCGAACGTGAAGGCCGCGTTGAGCCGACTCGGCGAAACCGCGGCCACGCCCGTCCTCAACGGCCTGCGAGGCCTGTTCAACCAGGCCATACCGCTCATCGACTCGTTCACCGCCGCCGTGAAACCGACGCTGGAGAAAGTCGGCGCCGGATTGCAGAAGGGATTGGAACAGGCCATCCCCACGGCCGCCGCCTTCTTCGACAAGCTCGGCAAAAGCCAGACCGTCCAACAGTTCGCCTCCTATCTCGCTTCCCTCAAGGACGATCTGAAGGAACTCGGCTCATCCCTGTCGGGAGCTGCCGGAGCCGTCTGGAACGTCATCTCCGAACCGCTCTCCGAACTCTACAATCAGGCGAAAGGACAATTGCCCGCAATCGCTGACGGATTCAAAACACTCCTGCATGCCGTGTCAGGTCTTCTCGACTACGTGTCGGCGCATGCCGACGCCATCATCCCGCTGGCCAAGGGAATCACCGCGTTCGTCCTCGCCAGCAAAGGCATCGGCGCGGTATCAGCCGGCTTCAAAGCATTGCCAGCCGCATTGGACGGCATCAGCAGAAGCGCCACTGGAATCACCACAGCGGCAAAAGGCATCTCAGGATTCGTCAACCTTGCCACCGACCTCGGCGGCATAGGCCCGGCATTGAAAGCCACCGCAGGCAACTTCGGCATCGTGCAGACAGCCGTCGGAACGTTCAGAACAGTCGCCACCGCGGCGCGAACCACATGGGGACTGTTCACAGGACTCCTCGCCGCGAACCCATTCGTCCTCGTCATCGCAGGCATCACCGCGGTCGTGGCCGCGCTGACATGGTTCTTCACCCAAACCGAAACGGGCAAACAGCTCTGGAACAGCTTCGCCACATGGTTCACGGGAATCTGGAACCAGATCAGCACCGCATGCCAGCCAATCCTGCAAGCCATCGCCACATTCATCACCCAGACCATGAGCCAAATCCAACAAATCTGGCAAACCGGATGGACACTCATCACCACCATCCTCCAAAACGTCTGGAACACAATCGGCCCCATCATCATGACCGCACTCACCGCGATCATCACCGGCATCCAAACATTCACCGCCACCATCACACCACTCCTGCAAGCAGGAATACAGAACATCCAAACCATCTTCCAAACCGCCGCCACCATCATCAGCACGATCTGGAACGGACTCTGGAACACCATAACCACCGTCGTACAAGGCGCATGGACCATCATCACCACAATCATCAACACCGCACTCACCGTCATCCAAGGCATCATCCAACTGGCGCTCGCGGTCGTCAACGGGAACTGGAGCGCCGCGTGGTCGGCCATCCAGGGCATCGTGTCGGCAGTGTGGGGCGGCATCCAAGGTGTCGTCTCCGCTGGCATCGGCATGGTCAGCGGAGTGGTATCCGCCGCATGCTCGACCATCCGAAGCGTGTGGGCCGCGTTGTGGAATGGCGTCGGAAGCATTGTGTCGAGCGTCTGGGGCGGCATCGTCGGCACCGTAAGCAACATGGTTGGCCGTGTCGGGAGCGTCGTGAGCGGGATCGGCGGAACTGTCCGGAGCGCGGTGTCCGGCGCGGGAAGCTGGCTCGTCAGCGCGGGACGCAACATCATCCAGGGATTGATCAACGGCATCACAGGAATGGTCGGCTCGTTGTATTCCAGCATCACCAACGCGTTGTCGGGCTTGGTGGACAAGGCCAAGAACGCTTTGGGCATCCATTCCCCGTCGCGTGTGTTCCGCGACGAGGTCGGCGTGATGGTCGGACGTGGCATGGCATTGGGCATCGACGATTCCGCGCATGTGGTCAGCCGTTCCATGGATTCGCTCGTCTCCACGATGAGTCTCTCCGACGCGGACTGGTCGAAGACCGGCAGGCTGAACGTCACGGCCGGCACCGGCGCCAATGCCGGCGACGGCGATCTGCGGGAACTCATCGCGGCCGTCGAATCGCTGCACGACGACCTCGGATCGATCATCGCCAGGTGTACGCCGACGATAGGGGACCGCGACTTCGCAAGGAAGGTGAGAAGTGCAATCGCTTGAATACGTGTGCGCGGCCACAGGTGAGCGCATCGGCTTCGAGGGGCCGCTGTACGGCGAGACGCTCACGGGACTGCGCGGCCGCGTCTGGGACTACAGCCTCGCCTCACGTGGCATGACGGGCATCACCCGCAAGGCACGCGAGGCGACAGTCACCGTGAAGATCCACGATTCTCCAGCCACGCTCGACCTGCTGCGCCGCCTCGCCGACGCCGACATGGCCGCCGGCACGCCAGGCACCCTCGTGGCCGACGGCGAATGGAAGACCAGGGCGTGGATCGCGAAGAGCGAACCGCAGTCCATCACGCCCACGATGGTCGAGACGCAGCTGACCATCGTGCTTGCAGACGGCGTGTGGCGGCGCGGGACCACCGAACACCACGACCCGCGAGCCGACAAGGCCGGCGGCGACCTCGACTACCCGTACGACTACCCGCACGACTACGCCGGCATGAGCATCCTCGACACCGTGACCAACGCGACCGGCATGCCGCAGCCGGTGAAGCTCACGATCTTCGGCCCGTGCGTCAACCCGTACATCATCATCGGCACGAACCGGTACGAGGTCGACGCGACCATACCGGCTGGCAGCAGACTTGAAATCGACGCGGCCTCCGATAGCAGAACCGTCACGATGATCTCGGACACCGGCCTGCGCACCAACCTCTTCGGCAAAGCCGTGCGAGGCACCGGACGCGGATCCGGAACCTACATCTTTGAACCGCTGCCGCCCGGCATGAGCACGATCAGCTGGGCTGGCGGATTCAAATTCGACCTGACCGCCATCGAAGAGAGGAGCGAACCGCCATGGACCTGATCGTCACCGACACGAACGGCACGCCGTCCGCCGCGGTCGCCTCATGGACGCTCGACCTGGCATACGGGTCGGGGGAGAACGACTTCGACCTCCGATGCCCGGCACGTCTGCAGCCCGGATGCCGGTGGTGGGTCGACGGGACAGGCTGGGGCGGCATCGTCGACGACGTGAAGACCAGCGTCACCGGAGGCGAAGGCGAGCTCACCTACCACGGGCGCGACTGGCACGGCCTGCTCGCCTCGAAGATCCTCGAACCCGACAAGGGCAAGGACTACCTGACCATGAGCGGCACGATCGGCACGCTCCTGCGCACCGTCATCTCACGTATCGGACTGCAGGACATCATCACCGTCACGGAAGGCACGTCCAAAACCGCACGCTGGCAGTTCAACCGGTACTGCGACGCGTGGAGCGGCCTGTCCAAGATGCTGCGCGCATCAGGACTGCGGCTGCGCATCACCGCAGCGCAGAACGGCGTGACAGTCGACGCGCCGCCGATCACGGCCGCCGGCGACCTCATCGACTCCGACCTCATCGACTTCGATGCGACCCTCGCCTCGCATCCGATCAACCACCTGATCTGCCTCGGCAAGGGCGACCTCAAGGACAGGATCGTCGTCCACTGGTACGCCGACCAGAAAGGCACGCTCAGCCACACGCAGACCATCAAAGGCGCGGACGAGCGCACAAGCGTCTACGAGCTCGCCACCGCCGACGCCGCCGAACTCGAGACCAAAGGCAAGACAAAGCTCCAGGAGCTGCGAGATACAGGCAGCATCGACGTGGACGTTACCGACGGCATCGACCTCGACGTGGGCGACACCGTGACCGGCCGCGACAACACCACCGGTCTGCAAGTCACCGCCGAAATCACCAAGAAGATCGTCAAGATCTCGGACGGCATCCCGACCGTAACCTACGAGGCGACCACCGCCTCAACGGAAACGACAGGGGAGACCGGAGGCGGCTCAAGCTCCGGAGACGGCCACGCCTACTACGCCGGCAGCGGCCTCACCCTCTCCAACTGGACGTTCAGCGCCGATGTGACCGCCGCCGACCTCGAAACGGTCAGCAAAACCGCCACCGAAGCCAACAAGGCCGCATCCGACGCCGCGGCCGAAATCGGAGGCGCCAGAGACCTCGCCAAACAGGCCGGCGTAAAAGCCGACACGGCCACCACCACGGCGCAGAACGCGTTGGCCGCGGCGCGGGCGCGAGTCTTGGACATCACTGCATCGGCTCCAGTCACAGTGACCCGCACCGACGAGACGGCTTCCATCACCGTCGCACAGGCCACATCATCGGCGGACGGGCTCATGGCCGCCGCAGACAAGGAGAAGCTCGACGGCATCCAGTCCGGCGCGAACAGGTACGCGCTGCCAGTGGCATCCACCGTCACCCTCGGTGGCGTCAAACCTGATGGCAAGACCATCACCATCGGCCCGGACGGCACCATCACCGCGCAATCCAGCGCGACAGCGGCATCCTTCCTCGCCGCACACCCAATCGGCTCGCTCTACTGGTGCGTCGCCGGAGACCCCAACGACCATGGCGGCACATGGAAGGAAATCCACACCATCATCGGCGGACACGTCTGGCAAAGACTCGCCTGAAAGGAACATCATGGCAAAAACCACGAACATCACCAAATACACATGCGACCGCTGCCACGACAGCGCATACCTCACCGACGGAGATCCGCGCACGTCGAGCGACTGGCACCAGATCAAACACACCACCGCGGACGGAGTGACGCAGGAGGCGCTGGCATGCACCTCATGCCAGCAGGAATTCAAGAAACTCGCCGCCACGCAGGACGCGGCCTACACGGCATGGCTGGCCGAGGGAAAGGACTGACATGACCACCACACTCATCACAGGCAAGAGCGGCACACCGCACATCACCAGCGGCGACATGGGCGCCATGCAAGCCGGGGTCATAGGCAACGACAGCTACCTGCTGCAGGGGGCTGACGGGAAATTCCCCGCGGTCACCATGCAGGACGCCAACCATGCGCTGATCCCCGTCCTCAACCTCGTGGTCGAAGGACGATACGCGCGAGTCACCGAGGCCGAGACCGCGACCATCGAAAGCGGCGTGAGCGGCCGGAACCGCAACGACCTCGTCTGCCTCAAATACACGCGGAACGGTCAGAACATCGAGACCGCTGCCATCGCCGTGCTCAAAGGCACGCCAAACACCGGAACGGCCGCCGACCCGACCGTCCCGTCGGGCAGCATCCACTCGGCCTCCGGCACGGCGTGGATCCCGATCGCCCGCATCCCGATAAGCGGGATCACGCCCGGCACGCCAGTCATGCTCATCAAACAGCTGCCTCCCATGTCGAAGCTGTGGGATTCCCTAACCCATCGCACGGCAACATGGAAAGTGCCGTACAGCCGTGGCCTTATC